TGGATCATTAGTTGGATCATTTACGCTTGCAAAGAAGTCGTCTGCCGCAAGTGGTTTAAAGTTACTAGCAATATAATCTTCTGAAGCGCCTGCTGGAGCATCATAGAAGTTAGCAGTACCGCCACCTGTGTCTAAATTAAACGAAGTAAATATGCTTCCTGCTGGAGCATTAGCACCGTCTGTGATGCGGAAATCACCGCCTAATTTGTGAGTTATTGTAATTTTGTTATCACTATCAACACTAGCAACAATATTAGTAAATCCTGCTGCGTTAATAGCACCTGCCATTGTATCTGCATCAGTTGCGTCACTTGCTGCTGTAAATGTAACAGCAATACCAGTGTCTAATTCAACTTGATTCTTAATACTTTCAGCAATAGTTAATGTGTTACTACCGCCTGTAAGTGAACCACTGCCAATAATCGCTGAAGTAATTGAAGTTTGACCTACTACAGCTCTTCTCCACACACGGAATTCTGCTGTGTTAGGACTAGAATCAAATCCGCTATTTTCAGTAGCATTAGTTTGAACAACAAGGCTATCTATAGGAAGATTTGCGCCGCCACCTGCTCTATCTAAGTAGTAAAGTGATGCGTGAGTTGATGCATATAAAGGAGCACTATAAGTTACCCAACTTGTAGATGCTGAATCCCATTGCTTAACCTGCCAATCTGAACCTCTATTTGGATATGTTGTTTTAACCCATACACTTCCTGTTGGACGTGGAGTATCACCTCCGGTTGATTTCCAACTTGGTGGATTTGTATGTGGTGTTTGTTGAAGTGCTGGACCATAATAAGTCTTTTCTTCAATACCAATTTCGTCTAAATCAGCAGTATCATTTTCAATTCTTATCGAAGCATCTGCTGTAGATCCGTCTGCTGATGCAGTACCATCGTTGTACACGTAAAGTGTACCATTAACGTTTGCTGCTGTAACTCCTGTAATGCCTGCGCCGTTTATTTTTGCTACTAAATTTGTTAATGTGTCTGTTCCAGCAACATTAATGAATGTATCATTAAGTAAAAAACGACCTGCTGTTAATGTAGTAGTACCAGGTACAGTAACGCCACCTGTAATAGTTGCGTGGCTTGCTTGCCAATCGTTAGATCCAACAATTACCCATTGTCCTGATGTAACGCCTGCTTGTGTGTTACCTGCTGATTTATAATAAAGTTTTGCTCTTTCTTTACTACCTACATAAGATCCGCTGCCATCTACAGTCTCAAATACAACTGCATAATCTCCAATAGCGCCAACTGAAGTTTTCGGTGCGCCACTGTCAATTTTTGATGTGTCATCGTCTGTTAATACAATTGGTGTTTTAGATGCAAACTTTTGTCCGCCTGTAGTGGAAATCGCCGCGCCATTCCATTCTTGAACACCAAAAGATGTACCTGCGGTGTCTACCCACCAAGTACCATCATCCGGATTCGCTCCCGGAGCCTCTGCTGATCCTTCTAGTTCTGCAAGGTTCACGTTTGCACGGACAATGAATGCTGAGTTAGAAACACCTAGTAAACTGTATGCTGCTAATAATCCGTATTCGTTTAATTCTGATCCGTGAATTGGTGTTGAACTTGCTGTCTTTTCAAAGAAAGGAACTCCGAAAAGATCTACTAATTCTTTCTGACTTGTTACTTTGTATGCGTTAGTAGCATTCGCTGCTAATGTCGCTTGTGCCGTGCCAGTGCCGGCTGCGTTTTGTTTGTCTTGCGCTGTTGCAACAACAATTAATGGTACAGTCCCTGGTGCGGCAGGGGTGTAAAAGCTCTCATCAATTACTGTAACTTCTACGCCTGGTGAAGTAAGTGCCATACCCATTATCTCCTGATTGGTAATAAGTTTTATACAACTGTATTTAGCGGTAATCCAAAAAAAGTGGTAGTTATACACTATTAAAAAGGGAAAGAAAAGGTGTAAATATTAATATGAGACCACTTTGTAAGACCTGTAATGAACGTCCGCGAGCAGTGAACTATAAAAAAGGTAATAAAGTTTATTACAGAAGTCAGTGCGAGTCGTGTTTAAACAAAGGACCTTATCACGGAATTCCTAGATGGAAACGTGCAGGATACAAACAAAAAGATACCTGTGATAAGTGCGGATTTAAATCACTTTATCCGGAGGTATTTAAAGTGTTTCACGTAGATGGAAATTTAAATAACTGTCGACCAACAAATTTAAAAACAGTATGTTCTAACTGTGCCCAAACACTTGTTAGAGAAGGTGTTAATTGGAAACAGGGTGATCTTGTTCCAGACTTTTAACAGTCTCCGTATTTTTCTAAACGCTCAATTTCTGCGTCAATGTAGTATTTGATCTTCTTAGCATCACGCAATCTTGGAGAATGCTCTACTTGTCCGTAGCGATAAACAGCACGAAAGATTTCGGCCATCTGTCCGTTCATATTCTTGTAGGAAATTAGATGCTGTAGTTCTTTAGCATCTGTAGGTAATTCATAATAGTTCGCAGTTGAGCCGTCACTTACTTCTTTCTTTGCCATAGATAACTCCAGTTAATAAGTGTATTATACACTCTTTTTTACTGTTGTCAACTATTAATACCAAGGTTTTGGTCTAATTACTTTACCTGGATTGTTTAATTTGCGAGCAAGTGTACTTGCTGTATTGATTGCTTTAGTACGCTTTTGGCGTCTTGCTTGGGTCGGTGCTGTTCTAGCACGAGTTCGTTTCATTTGTTGCGCTCTTGCAACGTTGTATTGTTGAGCACACTTTGATGGATGGCTTACCTGTCTACCGGCTCTAGGTCCGCTTGAACAACGAAATCGAAGTTTATCAGTTCCACTACGTTGATTATGCTTACCCATACCCCAAACCATCTTAGCAGTTTCGTTGTAGTACTCGTCGTTTAAATCACAGTTATCTTGGATGCAAACTACTTCTTTACCCATCTTTTTAAAATAAGCAACTATTTCGTCATTACTCATTTTACCAAAGGTACGCAAAAACTTTTTCTGTCCGTCTGCAAATTCAATACGGGTAACAACTTCGTCTATTTTAAATTCGTCAAATCTCATTATCCAATAATCCAACTGTAACCGCTACCGCCCGGTACTTGTGTAGTGAGTTCTATAGTGAGGCGTTCGATATCTTGAAATCCTTCTTGTTTGAGACTTGTACCATTAAGTGCTGTACCACCCTGTGGACCTGCGATACTAGCATACTTTTCACGTGCCTGTCCTAACATAATTTTACAGTTTGCTAGAGTATAGTCTTTAATCCATTGTCCGGCATATGTATCATTGATGATCATAAAGTCTGGTTTTTCGTTATAGACCCAAAGTAATACTTGTTCTTCTCCTCTCGGACGTTGTGTAATTACAAGTTTATTATTTTGTGGAGACCAAGTAAAGTTAATATATGAACCAAACATTTTTCCAACTAGTTCTTGGTACTGAGCAAACATTTCGTATGTTGCTAGTCCGCCCATATTGGTCGAACTTAATAGGTATGTGTTTGTATATGCTAAATTGAAAGGTTCAAATACAGTTCCGCCTGTACCATTTCCTGTGCGTGATCCAACACTTCTACGGAAGATTTGTCGTACAGTTTGAATTTCTTTAGGAAGAATATATTCGTTGCGATTTTCTTCTAATGTTAAAAATGCGTAACTTTCTTCTACAGAATTTTCTGATCTTTGACGAAATACACCTAAAGAACGTTGTAATGCTGTTTCGTAGTGTTCAGGATCAAGTTCCACATCGATCATACCGTCACCTAGCATCGTACGGCAATAGTCGAAAACTTCTTGTTTAGCGGAATCAATATTACTCATATAAGTATTTATGCCTTGTGCAGAAAACGGTAAATACAAGTACTATGCCGAGACTTAGTTTATATCGCCCGGAAAAGGGCAACGATTACAAATTCATTGACAAGACTGCTTGGGAAATGTTCCAGGTGGGTGGTACCGATGTGCTTGTACACAAATATATAGGCCCTGATACTGCTATACAAGGAAATACACCTAGTACTCCTGAATATACTGGAGATGATAATCCTTTTAATATACAGGATATGCTGTTCTTAGAAAACAGAGATCGAAAATACGATCCAGATGTTTATATGTTAAGAGGCGTGTATAATGTAACCGACATCGACTTTAATCTTAGTCAATTTGGTTTATTCTTACAAAATGATACTATTTTTATTACTTTCCATATCAATGATACCGTAGAGAAGTTAGGCAGAAAGATTATGTCAGGTGATGTAATTGAATTACCTCACTTAAAAGACGAATATGCTCTTAATGATTTACAATTTGCTCTAAAACGTTTTTATGTTATTGAAGAAGTAAATCGTGCAGCAGAAGGTTTTAGTGTAACTTGGTATCCACACTTATATCGTGCAAAATGTAAGCCGCTAGTAGATGCACAAGAATACAAACAAATACTAGATGGTATTGCTGATGCAGAAAACTTTAAAGGTGCTTACAATGCTCAAAGTACTTACTTCCCGGATGATATTATTGAGTTTGGTGGTGTAAAATATACTGTAATCAAACAGGTTACCGGAGTTGAACCTCCAAATACTGAATACTATCGTATTGCTGATACACTACGTGAAGTTAGTAGCACATACGAAAAAGAAATGCAAATTACTCAAGCAATTCTTGATCAAGCAGAAGAAGATGCACCTAAGAGCGGTTATGATACTACAAAGTTCTATACTTTACAAGAAGATGAAGAAGGTAATACAGAACTTGTTACAGCAGACAGTGACGATTTATTAATACCATCAACAGACGAAAATGGTAATCCGTTGTTTGACGAAAACGGTGAACAAATTTATATGGCTGCTACAGCAGATACAGTATATAGATCACCAGAAGGAGATGCATATACAGGATACCTAACAGGTGACGGGGTTCCTGGAAATGGTGCTCCTTTCTCATCAGGTATTGCATTCCCATTAAATCCAATGGAAGGACAGTTTGCATTAAGAACAGATTACTTACCTAATAGATTATTCCGCTTTAACGGAACACGTTGGGTTAAGATGGAGGATAATGTAAGGATGACAATGAGTAATTTAGGTGGTAGCGATACATTAGATGGTGCAACATTTGAAGGCAAGGATGAAAGACAAACACAAAAAACTTCCTTCATTAACAACGATAAAACTAATACTATTGCTGGCAAGGATATTAAAGAGAAGCAGAGCTTATCTAAAGCATTGCGTCCAAAGGCTGACGAATAATGGATTTCTTTTACGACGGACAAATACGTAGATACGTTACACAGTTTATGCGTATCTTTATAGGTTTTAAATATGAAGCAGGTGACGGGGAGCAAAGATCTGTTCCTGTGATGTACGGAGATATGTCACGTCAAGTTGCTAACATCATCAAAGAAAATAGTGAAAATAAAATGCCAAGCGTTCCACGTGTTGCTTGTTATATCAGTTCTTTAGAAATGGATACTACACGTTTAAGTGATGCTACATTTACTAGTAAAATGCATATACGTGAACGTAAATGGGATACTGATAGTTCTGAGGTTGTTTATACAGGTGAGCAAGGAGCAAATTATACCGTTGAACGTTTAATGCCTACTCCATTTAAACTTCGTATGAAAGCAGATATATGGAGTTCAAATACTGATCAGAAGTTACAATTACTAGAACAAATTTTAGTTTTGTTTAATCCAGCATTAGAAATTCAAACAACAGACAACTACATCGATTGGACTAGTTTAAGTTCTATTTACTTGACTACATTAAACTTTACATCTCGCACTATTCCAGCAGGAACCGATAGTGATATAGATGTTTGTACTGTTGAGTTTGAAATGCCTGTATGGATTTCACCTCCTGCTAAAGTTAAAAAACTTGGAATCATTCAAACTATTATTGCTAATATCTTTACTGAAGATGGCGATGTACAAAGTCTCGAAGAAGCAGTTTACAATGAAAGAAAAGGAAATGCTCAAGTAAATGTAAATGCTCGATATCCAATATTATTGTTTAAATCTAACAACGGTCAAGATTACGATTATGATGTAACACTGGTTGATCCTTGGCAAGCAGTTGTTGATATGGGATTAGAAAAAGAATATAAAACAGGTAACAAAAAACTTGATTGGAATGTTATACTTGAAAAACTTGCTGGAGGTTGGACTGCATCTAGTTACGTTTACTTTAAACAACCTAACGGTTATGAAATGGCTGCAACATTTGCTGTTAATCCGGTAGATCCAAGTATTCTTGTTGTAACATTTGACCAAGATACTATTCCTACAAATACAAGTATAGATAGTAGTATCAGTGGTGTTGCTGCTAGAGGAACAATAGATGCTATTATTGATCCATTTAAGTTTAATCCTATAGATCATTGGGGCGGTGCAAGTAGTATACCTGAAGGAACACGATATCTACTGTTAGAAACAATAGGTGATCCTAATAATACAGACGGCCCAGAAGGTTGGAAAGGTTCAGACGGTAGCACACAAACATCATACGAATTGGTAGAAAACAGTATTGTAGAATGGGATGGTAGTAAATGGGTTGAAATATTTGATCCTGACAATGCAGACGATCCTACATACATACAAAATCTTAAAACTGGAATACAATACAAGTGGACTGACGGTCAATGGCTTAAATCGTTTGAAGGCGAATACGATTCCGGAATGTGGAGACTAGACTTAAATCCATAATAAGTACGATTATGCAAAAACGTGCTGGATTATTATTTCTTTCTAAATCAACAAGCAGAATACTTTTGATACTTGAAAAACAAAGGTGGACTGTTCCTACCTTTCAAAGAAAAGAAACTGTTCTCGCAGATGCACAACCTTTATTAGAAAGTTATAGTAACGGAAAAATTGTTCCAGTAGAACTATATCTATCCGAAGATAAAGGTTTCGAGTACAGTACATATGTTTGTTTGGTCGATCAAGAATTTTTACCTACAGAGACAGATACTGTTTGTTGGGCTAAAACATATGATTTACCCAGAAATCTACATACTGGGTTAAAAACTACATTAAATAATAACCTAATCAGAACAAAGATTGAAACTATATTGGAGTTAGAAAAAAATGATGTCAATTCTTAAATCGGAAAGATTTCAAAACGATAAACGTCAGTGGGAAGAAATGATTGAAGGGTTAACAAATCCTACTACGAAAAATGAAACCCAAAGAATGCTTACTGAGTTAATACAGGCTATTAAAAAACTTGATAGCAATCACGGTATAGCATCTATTGGCGGAGAACTAGCATCAAGAGTTGAAGATTCTAAAAACGATATTCTTTCGTTAAGAAAAAAATTAGATTCTCGCCTTAAGGACTATAGACGAAGTCAAGCACAACGTCCTGCAAAATAATTAAGCCTGCGCTTCACCCCAACGTAATAAGATATTAGCATTTGTATCATTACCTGATACTTTATAAATGTTAATCGCTAACACGTCAGGACCATTAGGGAATGTGCCTCTACCGCCTAATGTTGTAGTTGTTAATTCTTTCAACTGATTTAGGTCTAGTGTTGAACGTTCACCTGGTTGTGAAATTAAAGAGAATACAGTTTCACCTGGTTGTGCATAACTTGCAGCAGC